GCCCCTGAACATGAAAAAGCCATGTTTGGTGATCTTCTTTCTAACCTAGTGCTGCAGGCTGACTAATTATGGTTAAAACTAGTATTCTTAGTTGGATCCTCTTTATAGCGATACTGAGCGCTTTTCTGATGAAGGTAGAAGTAATATCTATCTGGGGTTTCCTCATCTGCATGACGATTTTCTCTGTGGGCTGTGAAATTGAAAGTAAAATCGACGTTATAAAAAAAAGGGATGGTAATGGCTGGTAGCTTCATTACGGTTCGTGCTTATCGCATTGCCAGGGCAGGAACTGACTTAGAGCCAGCGTTCGCGGAAATCGGTGAATATCTGATAGAAGCAACCCAAGAACGTTTTAAGCTTGAGCTAGCGCCCAACGGGGAGCAATGGGAACCGCTAGCGCCAGAGACGTTAGCACGAAAAGGTGGCGAAGATAGGATACTGCAGCAATCTGGTGCCATGCGTGATTTGTTAACCTATCAGATAACGGGAAGAGTGCTCACATTCGGAAGCAACCAAGAATATGCCGCCACGCACCAATTCGGTAGAGAAGAAGACGGCATACCTGCCCGCCCATTCTTAGGTCTCACAACTGGGCCGTGGAGAGATGCAGATGAAATTGTTGAAATACTGCAAGACCACCTAAAAGATGCTATTGCATAAAAACGCCCTGTGAGACATCCTATGGCGACTTTGCTAATTAGACGAGTAAAGTTACCAATCAAAAAACTTAAACACTTCTGAAAGGATTTAAACAGCAATGAGCGAAGGGAAGCCCCTTGTCGAAGACGAAAACACCACATTAGACAAA